GTTATTTTCTTTGCAACTGCTGGAGGATTTCCAGGACACATTAATTCAGGCACGGAAACAATCGAGTCAGTTGATAAAACAATTTGCCGATCAATCGGTGTGTAGCTTTCCAACCGTGCTGGTCGGAGAACTTCCTTCACCTTGGTGTTGTAGGTTCCGTTGCCAAGAAGCAAGCGAAGCCGACGAAGCAACTCCCTTGCAATCTTCTCAACAACTGGAATCTCTCCTACCGACATTCGAGCACCAACATTCCTTCGTCGTGATCTAACAGTTGCGTGATGGATCGCATAGAAGATTCCTCTCCAACACGAACCGCAAAGAAAAGGCTGTCTCCTCCAAGGTTCAATTCCTCGGAAGTGATTCCACGTTCCGAGTTATTGGCAACGTGGACTTCGAAAACCGGTGTGATTGAGTCGCTGTATTCGTTCGGTAGCGACAAGGCTTGCCGTACAACGACTGCATCAATGTCACGTGCATCACCTTCGCGAGGGTAGTAAATGACTACCTCCGCGAAATCGCTAACGTTGCAGAACACAGTCTCAGCGTCCGCTTTGATCGTGTCGTGCAATGTCATGGTTATCGTCTGCAAGTGATTTCGACGTAATCGATCACGACAGCGTTTACGTTCGTGTTTGCTGTCTTCTGCAACTGGATGATCGGTTGCAATCCGAGGCTGTAGGCACTCATATCAAAGCGTTGCGACGCAGCGACCTGGATGCCGTCGATGTAGAACTTTACGTTCGACTTGCCACCAGTGAAGTCAATGAAAAACTTCTTGTAAACGGTTCCTAGCGTCTGGCCAGTGGAGATATCGTCAATGTCTCTGGTTCCGTCGTCCGTTTCGACATAGACAAGCGTGGTCGAGTTTGCGCCAACCATCTTGAACCAAGCGTTTGCTGTAACGCTGTCGGTCGTGTCGTTCCGTGCCGAAGCAAGACCCCAGACAAGTTCGGTTCCGGTTGTCATCACAGCCGTGAGCCGACAACGCATTTCAATCGACTGAATCAAATCGATGTCAAAAGACAGTGCATCACCGTGAGCCAAGCAGACGTTTTCCACTTCGCTCGTTGCTGCCAGTGTAAGAGTCGCTTCGGAAGCGTTTCGAACATAGGTGGGTGTACCAGACGCCGAAGTATCGACAATCAGCCAAGGGGTTGCGGGGTCAGCCGACGAAGGAAACGTCGCTGATGTTCCGATGAAGTCATCGGAGTAGTTCATAAAGTCTTGAATACCAGCCATTTTGTTTTATTACCTTTGTTTTGATTGTTTGTTTTTCCTAAGAGAACCCAGTGACCGGAGCCACTGGGTTATGTGTCAACTACGGACTAGGCGTTGCGATACAATCCACGGAAGTCGATTGCCTTGGCAGCGAACGTTTGGCGAACCTTGTAAAGCCAAGTGTCGTTCTTGATGTTCCATTCGCTTTCGAGAACTGGGCTTTCTTCACCTTGAAGGAAGGTGAGTTCGACGGTGTCAACCTGCGAGGAGTCGGCAGCGAGATACCAAATCGAAGCGGAGCTCGCGTCAAGTTGCGGCTCAACGATTACCTGTAGATTCCTCATTCCTTGCGGGCCGTAGATGTTGAGCGTATTGCTGTTACCAGCAGCGCTACCTCCAGCACCTGGATCAGCGATCGAGTTTGCAAACTGCAACGCTGTGTGAGAGATTGCAGCAGGGACGATTAAGAAGCGAGGCTGAATATTCAGAATCACTGAGGTATTCAAGCCGCGTTGAGTTAACATCGAAACGTAAGCATTGTTCATCGTCGTTGAATTGATAGCAGCAGCCGAAGCAGACTGGTTAGCGTGACCGCCAGCAGTGGTGACAGCCGTCGTGTTGAACAATGCACCGCCGTCCGAGAGGTTGGCGTTAGCGGTCAGGACTGCGTAAACAGCCCTGTTTTGCTCGCGCCGTGCTGCGTTGCCGTGCAAGCTTGGAATACGAGACAATGCGTCAACGTCATCATTGCAGATCGTTTCCCAAGACACAGAGAACGAGGCACCGTACTTGGTGACCGAGTACGATTCTCGGAAATCGCTCATAACTTTTTCTGGGTAGTCGTTTCGCTCTGGAACGACTTCCAGGTTGGGAGACTCGGAGAACCGGATTCGATTGATTGCCTTGAAGTCTGGAACGCTGGCACCTTGACGAGCCCACATGTTCCAGGTGTATGGTGCTTCCTCGTAAGCATTGAGAAGCGTCTTATTTGCTGCATCAAGCATCAAGTTCGCAAAGCTGCCAGTGGTATGGTACGCACTGAAGTCAGCTCGCTCGACTCGATGACGACGAATAGCGTCTGGTGAACCCATTGCGAGCTTGGCAATGTCTGGGTTATTCATTCGTCCAGTGTTGACACCGCGACGAACCAAGAACTGTTCAGCAAGTCGCATCAGTCCCAAGTTCTTGAAGTCTTCAGCACCATCAGCAGGTTTGAAGCCTTGTGCTGCTCCACGCTTGCCGGTTGCTTGGAGTGATCGCAAGATCAAACCGTCGCGTGCTGCCGCATAGAACTTGTCGTCACCGGACTCAGTAACGCGAACGTCGGCACCAACCGACGATCCTAGTGGTTGTGTAGCCATACGCTCAATGATCCTTTTGCGAGCATCCGATAAACTAACAAAACCATCACACAACTCGTCAGCGAAAGCCCGCTCGACTCTGGCAAGTTTGCATGCGGATTGGATTTCTGTTCGTCGCGCCTGATCGGCTAGCAACGAACGTTTGATTTGGTCGATAGTCGAAGCTTGGTTCATCACCTTCGGTTTCAGTTCTTCCTCCGATTCCATCTTCTCAACGGGAGGAACAACAGCCGGGACTGATTCTTCTGCTGGCTTTTGTTCAGCCATGTTCATGACTGGCTCTTCAGCTTCTGGTGACTCTTCACCAACCTTGCCGATTACCCAAGCTAAAACTTGATCTGGATCTGTCACACCATCAGGAAGCCCCATAGCGGACAGCTTTGCCAATAACTCTGGATTCATTCGAATCACCTTTCGATCTAGGTCCGTGTAAGACCGCCTAACCGTCGATTGCTCATCCGCACCCGTTGCGCAGATGGAAGCGTTTTGCGGTTGCCACTTGGTGTGTATCAACGCTGGTCCGTCGATAACGACACCGCGATTTGTCGTGTAAGATTGGCCACGTTGAACGTAGAGCGTTTCGAGTGGTTGCCCTGTGATTGAGAAGTCCGTGATGTGACCTTCCGACATTCGCTGCATGATCGTTTGGGATTCAGCGTCTGACGCGAATACTGGCACCCCGTATAGTTCTCCGTTCGTTTCGTCAATCTTCATGTGCTGAATTGACCCAAAGATGTTTCGTACTGTCTTATCGTTGTGCGAATCGACAATAGGTATCTGGTCGCGTCCGCCACGCCATACGATTCCGTCCATCAAGAGGACTTCGTTAACGACTTGATTTGTGTTTTCGTCCCAGCGTTGGATTGGGTTCTCGGTTGCGATCACTGCGCGAGTGGGTGAAGCGACTGCGATAGCTCGCTCTACCTTTGGGCCGTTGAAAATTGGTAGCTTGCCTTTCTTAGGCATTGGCCACCTCCTCTTCGGCTGGAATCGGATTGCTTACAACGCCATCGGTAACATCTGCAATAACTGCGTCGATGTTCTTTTGGCTCATGCCAATCATCGCAAGTTTAGCTTGACCAACAGCGACGCTCATTGATCCATCTGCTAAACCGTTTAGGATGTCGTTTAAAGCTTTGTCGTTGTTCTTTAGCTGTAGACGACTCAACCCCATCCATTCACCAGTGCCAGACTCTCTAGCTGCTTCAACTTCATCAACTGGACCGGCTGCACCAGTTTGTGCTGCCATCATCTGGGTCGTCTGTTCTTCAGGAGTCAAAAGGCCAAGCTTTAGGCGTAGCTTCCGTTCTTTCGCTGCCTGGTAGTAGACGGCACGATAAGACAATCCACGAGCACCAAGCACGTTTTGTGCGGTATCGGTGAACGACTTCAGCGACAACTCTGCGGCTTGTTGTTCACTCATGGGATCAACCCACTCTTGCTCCGGTAGTTGCCATTCGACTGGTGCTACCTTGCGACGATCTTCGAGAAGTTCGGTTGAAGTTGGAAAGCTATCCAGCCCTGCACGCGCGGCTGCGTTACAAAACTCGTCCCAGACTGGCAAGCAACAATGGTGAACCATGTAGTTCTGCCCACGCTTGTATCGTGGCCTGTCTTCTAGCTTTGAAGAACGTGACGAGCTGTAGGAAGTCTTAGAGAAGTCTTTGGCGATTGCTTCGTAATTCGTGCCGGTTCCTGCACAGATACCGCGAAGCATCAGATTGATCCAAGGTTCGCTTGCTGAGTTTGGACGGCCAGGATTGATAGATTCGACTGACTCACCTGGACGCAATCGCACGACCATCGCGGGTTCAAGATACTCTAGGCTGTTGCCGCTAGTATCCGTCGTATCTTCTCCGTTCGGTGGCATTAGGCTACCGATTGGCATGTCTGACTTGATCGCAACACCAAAGCAAGACGCGACGGCACTGGCTTGTATTTCGTTGTCCACGTAGACGCCAAGATCACGCATCCACGACATGACGGGTGCGAACCAAGTAACGCCACGAGTTTGTCCAACTCGATCCTTGCGATACAGGTGGATGATCTCCGACGCGTTGATACGTTCGGGTACTTGATTCCGAACTGTGTACGGGCTGTTTGGATGTTCAGGATAGATCCAGTACGCGACTGGCTTTCCCTTGTCGTCCAACTCAATACCGCGAATGATTCGATTGCCGTTCTCTTTGTTGATTCGAGACGCAAAAGTATCACGCTCCAACGATATACGGTCGGCTTCAATAAGCTCTAAAGCCAAAGGGACTGGCCGTGTAATGCCTTGGTAAGTCTTGTTCGGAGTCTTGATAAAACGAATCAGAACTTCGCCAGCTTCAACCATCTCTCGTTGTGCAAGTATCTGGATCTCAGAAAAAGTCAGCTCACCGTTGATATCAGCGACTTCGCACCATTCGGCAAAAGTCTTGTCGCGAATGTCGTTTACGTCTTCAACGTCTTCGCCCTCTGGCGTTTCGTAGGTCGATTGTGCCGTGATACCATCACCTACTACGTTTGACACGATTGTATCGACGACGTTCCAGGCATATGCGTTATCGCGAACCAAAGCACGAGCCCAAGCACGTAACGCATCCGCACCGAACGGACCCATCAATTCTTGATCTGCTGCGAGGTTGCGTGGTTTTTTATGGTTTGTCAGCCGGTTAGCTTCTGCACCCTGATAGGATCTCAGTACCTTGCGTGCCTGTGCGCGTTGCAAACCTGCATGCGGAGAAAAGTAGCCTACGATCTTGTCTAGTAGGTTCATCGACGACGCCCCAGCTTTGCGAGGCTGAACGCACCTGAACCACCGGAAGAACGCTGTACTTCTGTTTGAAGCATCCGACGTTCTTCAAATAACGACTTCAGATCAAGCTTTGTGACGCTTCGAGTGCCAATAGAATACGACTGAGCACCACCCGTTAAGAGTGCCTCGATCGCTGCTTCGATTTGCGTTAGAAGATTGGCCGCGTCCATGCATTAAGAATCGCACGGACAGAACGTTGAAGGAACTCACAGTTTACACGTTGTGTAAACTAGCCTTGATCTTTCCATGTGTTCCCGCAAAAGCTGCACTTGCAATATCTAATCCTGCCTTGTGTGGATACGACTCGGCTGTAGTTCGTATCGGCAGGACGCAATGCAGTGCAGCACGAGCAGGGTTGAGGAACAAAGGAACTTACTCTAGGAACCGGCATAGAAGATGCTATACGGTCGTCCACTACCTTCGCGGAACCCATCCACCTGGCCTCTGTCGGAATCGGTTCGCTGGTGGCGGTGTTCGTGGTTTCGATTCCTGATGCTGTCGGATCGGTTGCTGCCGAGGTATCACCTTGATCCCCATGCAAGCTGCCGCGCAAATCGCTAGAGCTGTCGCGTCTAGCTTGTGATTGTTTCGACTTTTCACGACCCATTTTTTTTGTAATCCTTTCCCTTCGATAAATACCTCCTGCCGTTCCTCCGCGCAAATCTGCTGAGCGTATTGCAAGTGTTCCTTCGGATCTTTCGTACTCCATACCGATAAACTCCCGTCATTGAATGTGTGGGCTTCGTCGAATGTGTTTGTTGCGAAGCGTTGCTGCACTTCCGACTTCCACTTATGTGCGTTTACGTGGTACAACCACAGACGCTGCTCTAACTGAAAATCCGCTCTGCACTCGTCGAAGAATCGCCGTTTCTCGGAACTTTCACCGCTATAACTCATACGTCCATCATCATGTCCTTTTGACGGCACAAACGGAGCACCAGTCTGGCGGACGAACTCATAAACAGCGTTCGTGAAATCTCCTGAGTCTACAAAGCCGAACTCTGGTCGGTTCTGTGCTAGTGCGTACCGTCTTAGCTCGTGCAATGCACGCAGGATCGCTATTTCGGTCGCTTCGTCGCTGCTACGTGTGTCGGTGCCTATGACGCTCCATTCTCCGTAGTCGATTACGTGACCGACGCAATTGCCGTGAAAAGCGATCTTCACCCAGTCGAGTTTGTACTTGCCAACGTCGCAACCGAAGAAAATCCGCGATCCCGCTGGCACTTCGGCATGTGCTAAACCGCTCATGCGTGATGCGACTGTTCCAGGTAGTAAACCTAGTCCTTCCGGCTCTTCCTCTTCCGCTGGTTCGTTTTGGAGCTCTGCCAAGACACGATCTAATCCCCAGTCTGATACTCTGTTGTAAAACGCTTGCAGTGCATCGATCTCTAACTGGTTGCCGTTCTCATCTAGATCCGAAACGAACCTATGAGGATTCGTGACGACAGCACCGAGATTCATCGCTTCATAGTTGTCTCGGTAGAACTGCGTGGCCAGTTTGCCGTCCTTGTCACCTTCGGATTGTGCTTTTTTGCGAAGTGCAATGTATTCGTCCCATAGGTCTTCACGTTCAGGCCAGCTTGAAAGAATGCCATAGCGGTCACCTGCAAAAGTTGGCTTGTGCTGTCTGGATGTCACTCGATACGAATAGCATTTTCGATTCTGAATAGTAGTTAGGACGACTCGGCTGATTCGTTTGTTTGGACCTGCTAAGCCCGCAACGTCGCTGTCGATCATGTCCTCAATATCTTCGTGTCGATTTGTCGGGGAAAACGCAACGTCTCTTGTCTCTGGATCGTCGATGATTGCTAAGTCTGGCCTGTCCTCGTCGTCTCCTTCTCCACGAATTGCCGCATCAAGTCCGAAGTAGACG